AAAAAAAAAAAAAAAACCCCGCTCGGTTTTGGGGGGGTTAAGTGTAATTAAATTTTGAAAGCCTTTCTATGCTTTATTTTTATTTTGCTGTAATGAGCCCATCAGGCTCTACAGTAAATGACTCTTTATCTGCCAGCCTACCATCAGGCAATAGGAGATAATAGCCTCTATTATATGGGACAAATGTGCTAGATTTCATGTCCCCGTTTTGATCGTCAAGATAGTACCATTTCTCATACCACTTGACCCAACCTATCTGCATTGCACCATCACGGTTGAAATAGTACCATTTTTCATTGATTTTCTTCCATGATGTGGCCATGTAACCATCCTTGTCAAAATGGTACCAGTGGCCATCTGTGTGGTGTAGCCATTTGTCAGAGTACATATAACCCGACTCATCAAAATAGAACCATGATTTATTTTCTTCAATGTACTCAAATTCACTCTTAGGATATGAGCCGTTAGCTCTAACATACCAGTAACCAGTGTCATACTTTTGCCAACCTTTTTTCACTTCTTCTGGTTGAGCGTTTGGATTGGTCAAGCGGTAGATATAGAAATAAGGTTGCCCTGCATAATACCAGCGCTCGTCATGATTGTTGATTGAGATACCATTATAGGCATAATTGCAATGAATGATGTTGTCAGAGTCAATGAACATACCCGTATGTCCGAACGCTCCAGCACTTGCTCCACGCTTGCCCCAGATGAAGATATCTCCACGTTGAGCGTTGCATTCGGTATTTTCAGCGATAAGCTCATAACCGTTCTTAATAAGCCAGTCGTGCATATATTCAGTATTTACTGCCCAACCAGCAGATGAAGCCCCAGCACTCCTTAAAGAATAATACATAGCTGATGAGCAGTCGTAAGAGTCATCTCCGTCTCTATATTCCATGTTATAGGACACTTTGCCCTCTCTAGCTTCCATCCATGCTATAGCATTTTCAATTTTAATTGCCATTTAGATTTTCCTTTTCTAATAAAAAAGAGAGCCTACTAGGCTCTCTGTGTTTAATCTTCGCTAGGCTCTGTATATGTTAGAGCTCGCTCACTGTCTGACACCCCTGATGTAGTAGGGTCAGAAACAACCCCAATCAATACAAGCAATGTAAGAGCCGTATTAGCTACATCACTGATATTGTCAGGCAACTTAAAGCCTAGTTGTTGCGCCAATAAGATTGTAGTGGCAACGATAGCGGCAAGAGTTGCCTTATTCTTAAAGCGTAGTTTCCAGTTAATTTTCATGTTAATTCCTCACTTCTAATTGTATGTATTTATTGTAGAGGCTATCAATGTATCCGTTGCCTCCTAATTTCTTGTAGCTATTGTGCATTTTGTGCACAATGTCTGACTCATGGATTGTTGTATATCCACGATTGATAGCAGTAGTCATGTCTCTCTCAAGTCTCAGATACATTGTGACTAGATGAGCCTCGTCATGTACTACTAGCTTATCGTTGACCTCGCTTATCTTTCTATTGTTATCCTTGCCTACTTCTTGAACATTTTCAACCGCTTGCTGGATACTTCCTAACTCGCCTTTGAGCTCATTAAACTGTTTCTTGTTCAAGTCGCCTGACTTACTAGCTCGCATACCGAACCAGCCAGTAGCAATCACACCGATTGTAGGGGCAAGTTGAGCAATAGCGTGTATCAATTTTTCAAAAATTTCAACCCATGTCATAACCTCCCCCTTGTCTAATCAATACGAGGCATGACAACGGTCAAGACGCCTTGTCTGAGCATATCAGCAAGTTCTTGCTCTTTGTATGTATAGCCCTCAGACTGTTGCATTTGAAACTTAAAGATGGTTTGTGTGCCCTTTGGCCATTTTGCATTTGTATCAAACGGATAAGCGCCTGAGATGATGTCTCCATTTGAGTAGCGTGTGTTTTTAACAAGTGGCTTGATGAAATTGGCTACTTTCCCATAGGCGTGAGTAGGCATGCCACCATTCTGAGATATTGCCAAGGCAATCAAGACCTCAGTGATAGCTGATACTGTGTCAAGATTGTCTTTTGTTTCAGCTGCTGCTTGCTCAGCTTTATCCGTTGCCTCTTTGTTCTTTTGCAACTCTTGAGCTACTTTGCTGAACTTCTCGTTTTCTGCTCTGTTTGGGAAATTCTCTTGATAGAGCGACTCAAGAGCAAGCTCGAAAAGCTCTGTGTTTGATAAGCTGATTTTATCAGCTGGTAGCAAGATAGGTACAACCGCACCGCTTGAATTGACAAGCGTTACCTTTGTAGCCGATACCGCCCCACTACCATCATATTCTAGGGACTTTGTCCCATATTCTAATTTCATATTTCCTCCTTTTGTTTATTAAGGGTAAGGGTCATTTGTAATATAGGTTACTGTGCCCGTCCAATATTTATTGCCTTGTGGTTTACTTGTCAGACGAATTTTACCATCTGAGGCAAGATGTAAGATAGCTGTGCCTGTTGAAACTAGGTCAGAGAAACCTTGTAAAATGAAATTGACCTCTTGCACTGGTCTAAACCCTGCGGGTATTGTTTCTTTGAGTGCTCGATAATCAGAAACCGAATCAATATTTGTGATTTTTCTTTCCGTTGAGATTGTGACAAGATTGCCATTTCTTGTAACATTACCTATCACACCCCATCCTAGCTCAATTTTTCTTGTAACGATTTTCTGCAAGTCGTCCTTTGTAGCAATCTCTTTCCATTGAGATGGAGCCCATCTACTGTTATTGTTGTAAGTCCTAAAGAAAAATCTATTTGTTGTTACACCTGTGAAAAATTGCACGCCTTTCCAACTGTCAAGCCAATAGTTTTGAAATAGTCCCCACTCATTACCAACAGGGTTATCTGGGTACTTTCCACTCCTCCATCCAAACTCTGTCCCTTTCTTGTTCCAAATATCATCCCATTGAGCACTACCTCTACTTAGACCTCCATCATTATTGGTTAGCCTATACTGTTGGATAGGATTGTCATTAGCGTAGATGTCGCCTTTTACATCCAAAGCACCACGCTCACGGATTTTGTTGACACCCACACCTGACCTGTCATATGAAAAGACCACGCTCTCTGTTGCCACGTTGACCATGAACTCAGTCCGTGTGAATTTGTCCTCAAGAGCACCGATTACAACCCATGACTGATTAGCTAGATAATTACCTGCAAGATTAGCCTGAGAATTGACTAGACTTGATATACTTGACCAGGTGCCAGTCGCTTGGCCATTGTCAACTGCAAAGGCATTTGTGCCTAGCCTTGCAACCTTGAAAGTCAAGGTCATTGTGTTCTTTTGACGCCCTGCTACTGTCAGAGGTGCTATCTTTGCATTTCTTGTAGCGGTCAAGGTGCTAGAGGTTGATCCTGTTCTTGCTATGCTAAAGCTCAAAGCTGGAGCAAAATACTCAAGCACTGTAACAGATACCTCTCTAGCGTCTGACCATCTACCACGACTATCTGAGACACTAGCTCTGATTTTAATGGTGCCATTATAGTTCATAATGCCAAGGCTCCCACCGTTTGAGTTTGTCGCTTGGTTTTTACCAACTATCTCAGCTCGATATCCTGTGATGGATGAGCCATAAGTGCCCTTTGCACCGTTGAAAGCCACCTTGATATTAGAGATGACCTGGATGAACGTGTCAGAGTTTGAAATAAGGTTTTGTGCAGCGCCATTCACATCTGACAGAGTGACACCTGTGAAAGTAGGCTTGACATTTCCTGGCACGCTTGCCGTGAATGTAGTTGACTGCGTTCCTGTCTTTGTGGTTCCTGAGTAGGTATCAACATAGATTGTCCCTGTGCCACTTGCTGAGTTTGGGATGTCATTAGCGAAATCAATAGGGATTGACCATGTAGCAGATGTGTCCACGTTACTTGCAATCGTCCCTGACTTACCAGCCCACTTATAGCGTACTGTATGTTTAAAGCTCGGATTTTGACGGTTGATGTTGATAGTTACTGAGCCACCAATTACGCCAGCTCCAACGCTCACAGAGCTTGAGCGTGGTATCGTTGAGAGTGTGAATGAGTTGCTGTTGATTGTTAATGTTCCAGGCGACCATCCACCACCTCCGCTGAATGCAGCGGAGAAGCTAAACGATTTTCTGCCATCATTCTCATGTCTGATTGATACTGTTCTATCAATCAGCATAATTGAGCTATTTTGACTCAGCATTGATGGGCGACCTGACCAGCTCAAAGTCTGACCATCGACAGTTACAGAGGCAGTACAGTCATAATCTGAGAATGTATGAGCGCCATTAGTCAAAGCAAGCCTTACCCTGACTTGACTACTATTGTCAGATATATTTTGAGATACCTGATCTACCCATAGTCTGAGATAATAGCTCCTATCATTATTTGACCAAAATTCAGCCATTACATACCTCCTACATATCTAATCACGTTCATGTCTGCATTGAGATGGTACTGTTCCTCTCGATACCGTCCAATTTGCACGGTTTTAGAAAAGATACCATTTTCAATATGTATAACCCCTTGTGAGATATACATAACCTCAATCCCTGCTGAAAACATTGAAATCCGTCCGTTTGGACTAAATAACATACTGGATGAGCCGTCATTCTTACCGATGACTAGCCCCTCATTTGATGAGCTCATATAGCTGTCTATGAAATTCCATCGGTCAGATAATTCTCCCAAGTCTTTTGCTATCTCTGAGACACGCTGACTAGCTGAGATTAAATCTGTTTCAGCTTGAGCTCTTGCCTCCTCGTTTGTCTTGACAAAATCCTGATAAGCCTTTATCCAGTTATCAAGCGTGTCAGCACTTGCTTTGGCCTCTAGCTCAGCTTGGATAATACCAGCTTTCTCGTTTAGAGCGTTTAATTGGTCTTGAGTTAGGCCTTGGTCAGCTTTAGAGTTGATAGTCTCTTGGACATCTTCGGGAGCTTCCGAAAAATCGGTGGAGACTGTCCCTATCTCTATTTTTGGAAAGGCAATCCAAACAGTAGCAGCAGTAAAAATATGTAAAATCAACTCACTTGTAGCGTTTGAGTCTTCTTTCCTTATCAACTCAATGTCATAGAATTTCCAATCCGTGCTTAATGATACTGGTTGAACACTATCTCTATACCCAGTTCTAGCTTGGAAAATCGTATTATTGACAGTAGATTTCGCCCAAAAACTAAATCGGACAGACTTGTTTTTCATTTCGTCAATGGTGCCTAAACGTGTATCCCCGCCTGTTCTAAACGTAACTTTTTGATTGTTCGGGTTCCCGTTGAAAGTAGATATAATTTTAAGAGTGTTAGAACCTTTAAATTTCTCATTTGTATCAATACTCAAAGCAAGCTGTCCCTGTGTTTGATCCCGTCCGTCATTTAAAAAGTAAGTTGAGTATTGCTCTCTTAGATTACGTTTAAATAGCGAATTTAGAAACAGATTTCTTCCACCAACCTCAATCTTAGCCCATCTGTCAAACCACTTATACATGGTTTTATCAGTACTTCCTACCTCTTGCTCATCTGTATAGTATCCATAGTAGCGCTGACCGTTATCAATCAATGATAG